GTCAATAGGATGGGTGGTTCTTAGTGATAACATAAATGGTGAATTGATAATTTAAAGAAAGTGTTGACAAAGGTGTGCACATGTGGTATACTTAAAGCATCAAAAGAAATATAGCAAATTAAAAGGAGGAAATAAGATGATTTCAAAGTTTAAAGATCGAGTAGCAGTTTCATTATTAAGAACAAATATTGAGATAATGGAATTTGAATGTAAGTGCAATAATCAAACAAAGAGTCAATTTATTGATTCTTTAATTACAAATTATGCAAATGATTATATGTTCAAAAGAATAATAGAAATAAATATTATTAAAAAACTTGCAGATTTAGGTTTTAGCTGTACATGTTTGTTAGATATGAAAATTGACCATGATAAAATTATGATTAAAACAAATGGTTATTATGATAACAATATGGTTAGTATTGTAGCAGAGTCTACATTTAATTTCAATATTACAATTTTGAAATCAATTAAAAGGGCAGAAATTTATACATTGGGGGATTGAATATGGCTAGGAAAGTTAGCAGAAGAGATTTATTAGAGCGTGAATACAGAGCATTAGTTAAAGAATTTAATGAAAGGGCAAAGGAAATTAAAAAAGCTGGAAAAACGTCGAAAACTGTAGATTATATAAAATCTACAATCAGTTCAGGTGCAATTGGTAAAAGAGGGAATTTATTGCATCGTTTAAAATCTAGGAAAATTAGCAACTACGAGGAAGCAATACAGTTATTAAAGAAAGTCAGAAACTGGAAATCTGCAACCTTAGAAGGAGTGGCGGAAATAGAGAAGCAAAGAGTAGAAACAATAAAAGAAAACTATCCTGAACTTGATAGAATGTCAAGTGAAGAAATAGTTGAAATGCTTAATTTTTTAGGCACTACTAAAGGGGTAGAATCTAAAAATAAGTATGACAGTGACCAGCTGATTTTAGCAATAGGTATGCAAAAAATAGATAATAGAAATAAATCTATTAAAGATATATACGATGAAATCCAAGAGTCTGATAAAACACTAGCAGACTACATTAGAAATTCATTAGAGCAAAATAAAGATAAAAACTGGATTTCATTTTAGTAACTATTAACAAGGGGGTGTGTAAGAATGCCGTATTTAAGAAAACCAGATATACTGCCAGATAGCCGTCTATCTGGTTTTTATTATACATATTCCTTTGAGTCAATAGAGAAAAAAATAGATTACTCAGTGAATAATGACGGTCTTCTCTTAAACAAAAAAGGTAAAGCGCTGTTATCCACTCCTTTAACTTTTGACATTGAAACGTCTTCGATGCCGGAAAACGATCCGCATAACCCGAAGGAATACATGCTAGGTTTTCCTTATCTATATCAGCTTTATTTGCTCGACACTGTTTTCTTTTGCAGGACACAAACTGAGTGTTATATGCTTTTTTCTGAAATAGAGAGAGTTTTGTTAAAGCATAATATTCAAGCTGTTTGCTATGTACACAATCTCTCTTTCGAGTATCAGTTTTTAAAGTCAATTTTAAATATAGATTTTACTAAGGTTTTTCTTGTAAAGAATAGAAAAGTAGCAAAATTTGAGTTAAATTCTGATACGATCATTTTTCGCGACAGTTATCTGTTGTCTAATATGTCGTTAGCTAAGTTTTGCGAAAATTACAACTCGGTAGAATATCAGAAAGACAAGGAGCTAATAGACTATGAAATTATTCGCTATCCGTGGTCTGAATTATCGAATGAAATTCTATATTACTCTGGAATGGACGTAATCACTTTGTATCATGCTGTTATGTCAATAATGGCAAAAGAAGGTGACAATCTTAAAACAATTCCAATGACAAATACGGGATATGTCAGGCGATCATATAAAAAAGCGTGTTTAGGAAGTACATACAACGGAGGGTCGTACCGTGCTAAATCAGAAGCAAAATTTAAGCAGAAAAAAACATATAGACAAAAATACATGGATAAAGAAAAGATAACACTAGAGCAGTATAACTTATTGTTGAAAGCGTTTCGTGGTGGCAATACACATGCTAACCGCTATAAAGTGGGTAGAATAATATCTAATGTAACATCATATGATTTTGCTTCGTCCTATCCTGCTGTAATGATATGTTCAGACCAGTTTCCGTCTGGACGATTGATGGAATGCACCAATTCTGTTCAGACACCAGATGGAATTGATTACTATATCAAAAATTACTGGTGTATTTTTGAAGCTGTTTTTGAGGATGTTCAGTTAAGAGATAATATTAAAACACCCGTTCCATACATTCCAAAGTCAAAAATGATATGCCCAACATCTGCATACAATACAGGTATTTTTGATAATGGCCGCCTGATATCACAAAAGGAATCGTTTGAATTTAGTTTTTTGGGTTGTGAATATGCCATTATTAAGAATCAATATGTAGGTAAAATGAAAATAACAAAGGCATACTACACAACAAAAGGATATTTGCCTGATGAAATACGAAAAGAGTGTGCGAGTTGGTATACAAAGAAAACAGAGCTAAAGGGTATTGAGGGTTCTGAGTATGAATACATGAAGTCAAAAAACCGTGTAAATGCATCGTTCGGCATGATGGTTGAGAAAATCGTAAAAGATATATCGGATTTTTCGGGGAATTTAAATGAATTAACATTACGAACTCCCACTGAAGAGGAAGCAAAGAATCAAATTGAATCGTATTATAATGTAAGAAGTGGAAAGTTTTTAAATTATCAGTGGGGGGTAACGGTTACTGCTTTAGCCAGAGTCCGTTTACAGGAGTTGATCGACCTAACATACAAAGATTTTATTTATGCCGATACTGATTCTGTTAAAATCGAGAACGGAGAAAAGTATAAAGAATTATTAGAAAATTACAACAAACAATGGATTGAATACGCTGAAAATTGTAATGTATCGTTCAAAGCGTACACCAAAAAAGGAGATTTACAAATTTTAGGTATCGCGGATTTTGATGGATTTTATAAACGATTTACAACTCTCGGCGCAAAGAAATACGCGTACGATGACGAAAACGATCAATTACACATTACAATAGCAGGAGTGCCTAAAAAACTAGGAGCAAAGCTTTTAGGTAAAATCGAAAATTTTAAAGTCGGTATGCATTTCATGGTGGGAGCCGATGGAACGCTGGAAGATCGGCAAGCATGGAAAAAACGATTGTTATACAATGATACTGACAACTTCGATCTCACTATTGATGGAAACATTCTACACATCGGAACATACATTGCAATGGAAAGAACCTCGTATGAATTATCAATTACTGATGAGTACGAAGAACTTATTTCTTCTTTGAAAAATGATGAAATATACGAAAAGGATGATATATGGGGTTGACAAACATATAAAAACGTGCTAAGATATATATGTACCGGATAGAGGGGTTCGGATAATAAAATACAGATTGTCACGGGTGAAACCGCTGGATTTTATTTACGAATGATAAACGGTGTCAGAACTTCTCTATTGCAGGTACTACAAAATATAAATAAAAAGGAGAATAAAAACATGAGTACAAAAGTAATTAAAACAAGTGAAGGTTTAACCGCAAGAAAAGTTCTGTCTTATACCTCAAGAAATGATGCTATTCCCATGAAAGAGTTGGCTAAGGGAACGATCATTCCTTTTAAAGGTTATATTGAACAGGAAATTGTAAATGAAAATACTGGAGAGGTGTTCAATTCTCTTCTCATCATTTCTGAGCCTGATGAATCAGGTTGCGACGCATTATACGCGACCAGATCGGAAAGCGTAATGCGTTCTTTATCAGATATTATTGATACGCTCACAGATATGGGAGACACTGACCCGTTCTCAGTTAAAGTTGATAAATTAAAATCTAAAAATGGGCGCGAGTTTATTACTCTTAGCCTTGCTGACTAAAGGAGAAAAGAATATGGCAAAATATATTACAAGAACCATTATTGAATATGACACAGAAGTTAGATTTGTAAAGGATGGACAGCTTGATATATATAAATTGGACGGAGTAGTAGGAAAAAAAGAAGCAAAGAAGCTCCTTATTTCTATCTTAGGAAGTAAAGATATTCTTATTGTTTCTTGCACAAAGAAAGAAGCTTCTTCGGCAGTATACAAAATGCTTGAGAAAGATTTTATTGCAATGGCAACAAAAGAAAGCACCTGTTATCCGCCCCAGTAATAAGCCCCTTATGGTTAGGGGAACCCCATTCTTTCCTCTTCCTTTATATAGCCGCCGGATTAAAACTCCGGCGGTTTTTATTGACAATTCTTTAGGATTGTGATATAATAAATATAAATAAGGGGAAGGGGTGATTCCATTGCACTAGTGAGAACAAAATAAACTTTATAATAGAACTTAAGAGCAAATTTTTCATGATAATAGAAATAACGACAAATAAAGGATAATATCCGAAGTAAAGATTATTTGTTAGCAGTCTATAATCATGAAAAAGTTTGTATATGAGTAACTGTAGATTCATTTTTGTATCTACCCACGGTGCGCTATCTAAAACAGTCATTATCCAAACAAATTACCCCGTCTTCTCTCGGCGGGGTAATTTTTATTTAATAAATTCGAGAAAAGCTTCTCGCGCCTTATAGCTTGAAAATCGAACCATATTATTATGATATATTTTTTTCATTCGTTTTTTAAAACGATTATTTCCGTCAAAAATACAATCATCCGATAAGTCCTCTTTTCTTGCGGCAAGTGCAAAGTTATATGTCAAGTCAGCAGTTTCATTAACATAGTAAAACGCCAGACCATACAAGTAACGAATTGAGAAATATTTATCATAATACTTAATAGTAAATAAGTAATCACCTTTTAAATTAGGAGTTTTTAAAATCATAGTGTTATCGTCTTTTAAATATTCTTTTTTTGTTAATAGTTTACTGTAATCAGATTCTGAAAAAGATTGATTAAATGTGCTATTTGAATGAGCATCTGCGGCACTTTTATTAAACCCTTGTTCAAGAACAAAGCCATTTCCTCTATAAAAATTGGTTTTAATATTTATATCGCGGTTTATTCCAAAGTGTTCATAATATGGGTTATTTACATCAATTAAGTTTCCGGTTAATATAAGAGGTAAATATCTACTCTGCGAGCCACCGCCCCTTGCCAGTGATGTATGAATAGAAAAAACTCGCTTCACCTCGTCTTTGACATAATCGCCGCTTTCTGGCTGAAATTCATCGAGCCATATTCTCGTAACATGATTAAAAACGTTTGAAAAATTTCGTATATCATCGCTGGAATTGAGTGAAGTGCTATATCCGCATAAGAACCATTCGTTTTCCTTTCCCCGAAGTCTAATGTAGATATTATTGAATACTCCTTTTATTCCTACCTCTTCTTTCATTTCTAAATCAGGATAGTAAACTGATAATGCGCAGGGAAAATACGCCATAAAAGAAACTGCTTTTTCAAGCTGATATTTTTTCCTCATTAAGATGCAAAACAATTCATTTTTTGTTAAAAATTTATTTAAAATGTATCCCCCAAACCATGTTGTTTTTCCTGCGCTACGGTTCGACGTCGAAATATACGTTTCTGGTTTGTTTCCATTTTTATCCATTTTTGATAATAACAAATTTCCGCTGTAGTGAATTTTATCATCTGATATAAAGTGATTATATTTCTGCAAATTCATAGTGCACACCTCTTTACATTTATTTTTATCTATGTTATATTTATATTGTAACATATATTCAATTAAATGTAAAGGTGGTGAATACATGCATAGTATCGGCGTGGCATTACTCTTTAATTTAACAGATTTAGTAACCGGTTTAATTTCAGCAGTTAAGGCAAAAGATTTGCAGTCAACTAAACTGCGTGACGGAATTTTTAAAAAGATTGGTTTTTTAATCTGTTATTTTTTGGCACTAATGATTGATACATACGGAAGTGAAGTAGGTTTTGTCTTAAGTATTAAATTACTTCCAATTGTAATTTCTTTTGTATGCCTTACAGAAGTCGTTTCAATCATTGAAAATCTTGCTAAAATTACTGACATTTTACCCGCAAAACTTTTATCACTTTTTCATATTTCAAAGGAGGACAACTAATGGCTGACATAAGTATTTTTAGAATCCCTAAAACAATTGCCGTTGCAATCGAAGTTATTAACGGAGCATACGGAAACGGAGAAGACAGAAAAAAGGCATTAAAAAGCGCGGGCTATGACTATACGAAGGTACAGCATTGCGTAAATGACTTGATGCCCATTTTTAACAAATATAAGGAGTGATAAAATGCCAGATGAAAGAAAAATTAGTCCCTATGTAGTGTCTGCCATGTGCGGTTGCTGGGCGTGGGAATCTGGAATGAATCCGGGCATCTGGGAATCTCTCATTCCTACAACGTGGGATCACGAATACCAGTATGACGGCATAGGCGGTTTTGGTTTGGGTCAGTGGACTAATGTTGGAACCTCGTATGGTCGTTGTTATAACCTGCATACATGGGTCACTAGTCAGGGATATTCAGATGGAGATATTTATGGGCAGTTAAATTTTGTACTGCACGAAAATTACTGGACAGCGGCAAATTCAGTGATGGGGTACAATAATTTATCTGAATTTTTGTCATCAACAAGCACGAATTTACCATTACTGGTAGAAGAGTTTCTGGCATGTTGGGAAGGTGTTCCTGGAAATAAATTGACTGAGCGTATTGCATACGCGCAAAATTATTATCAGTTTATTTACGATAATAAATCTGCGAGTCCGTCTTCCTGGAAGCAGACCTCCGGCAATTTCTATCAAGACCCCACCGGAAGCAATGCACATGCAAACGTAATGCTTGTATACTGGTGGGCCGGAGGAGTGGAGCCCGAGCCGCCCGGGCCAACACCTGGCAATAACGGAAAAAGCATGCCGTTGTGGTTTTTCATGAGAAGAATTATTTAAGAAAGGAGTTAATAAAAATGGCAGTATTATCAAAAGAAGATTTAATCGCCAAACTTACGGCAAGTTTTGGGGAAAATTTAAGTGACGATAATATTTCATTGCTTGAGGATGTCTCAGATACTATTGATTCATTCTCAGATATGGAAGATTGGAAAGCAAAATACGAAGAAAACGACGCTTCTTGGCGCAAACGTTACAAGGAACGGTTTGAGGGAAAAGAAGATGATATCCCTGAGAGCGAACCCGAAATTGAGCATTATGAATCACCGACAAAATTTGAGGATTTATTTACTGTAGAAAGTGAGGTCAAATAACTATGGCTAAGAGAATTGCACAGAGTAGCCTTAATGCGAGCACGATTGACATTTTAAACGTTATCAGGCAGAATGCCAGTTATGATTATCAGCAGAGTGTTCCTGTAGTAAAAAAAGCAACACAGATTCCTCAGGTAGGAGAAATTATCTGCGGCACTCCGGCGTTAGCAAATCAGTTTTTAAATGCCCTGGTAAACCGTATTGCATTAGTGCGGGCGCAGAGCGTAACATTTAACAACCCGTATTCACGACTGAAAAAAGGATACCTGGAGTTCGGAGAAACGGTCGAAGATATTTTTGTAAGCATTGCAAAAGTGCTTGATTATGACCCGGACAAAGGAGAAGGTAGAGAGTTTAAGCGTTCACTTCCTGATGTGGACAGCCAGTTTCATATCATGAACTGGCGTGTAATGTACCCGGTGACCATTCAGGACGAAGATTTGAGAAGAGCTTTTTTGAGCGAACAGGGAGTAACTGACTTAATCGCTAAAATTGTAGAATCTGTATATACTGCCGCTGAGTATGATGAATTTTTGCTGTTCAAATATTTGATTATCAAAGCAGTAACAAAAGGGCAGATGTACCCGGTAGCAGTTGATGATTCTAAAATGTCAAATTACGCAACCGCTTTCCGTTCGAAATCTAATGCGATCACGTTCCCGAAAACGACTTACAACGCGGCATCCGTTAGAAATAATACTCCTCGCGAAAGACAGGTTATTTTTATGGATTCTGATTTCAACGCAAAGTATGACGTTGAGGTTTTAGCGGCGGCGTTTAATATGGATAAAGCTACTTTTATGGGAAGTCTTTTCCTGATTGATGATTTTACAACGTTTGACAATGAACGATTCAGCGTTATCCGCGATTACTCCGACGGCATTGCAGAAGTAACGACTGAGGAACTTACCCTTATGGCAGATGTAAAAGCAGTCCTGTTAGATGAAAATTGGTTTCAGTGCTATGATAATATGAACAAATTTACTGAAAAATATGTTGCGTCGGGGCTGTATTGGAATTACTTCTATCACACATGGAAAACGATTAGTTCTTCTCGGTTTGCTAACGCCATTGTGTTTGTTGCAAATACCGCTGCAACTAGTCTTCCCGATACTATCACCTTTGAGGTGGTCGGTAAATCCGTTTCCGAAACTGCTACAGTTCTTTGTCTGGAACCGCAGGTAGACGAAGCTACGTTAAAACCTCACAATGTTCAGTTAGTTCAGACAGAGCAGGCAACAAAAGCTGGTGTAGGTGTGCAGAAATACGGAGCTTTGCTGATTCCTGCAAGTGCTGTAACAACTGATCTTGTATTAAGCGCAACGGTAAATGGAACTACTTATAACGCTACAGCTTCTGCTACAATCAATGCAAGTGCCAAAGTTGGGGCAACTGTTGTACTTGATAAAGAAAAATAATACAAATTAGCGGGGGATAATGTTCCCCCGCTTAAATATAATAAAGGAGAAATATTATGCTGGATATAGATATAAATGGTCTTATTTATGAGAAAACTGATAATATCGAAAATAGTGAAATTTTTAAAATCGCTGGTTATATTTCTATCTGGAAATTACAGGAGGATTAAATTATGTATATATCGCCGAACAGTACAGTTGAAATATTTTCAGATATTGGATTATCTGCTAATTATGATAATGCATTATATTTTAGCTCAACCGCGGCTAAAGATTCATATTTTTCAAATATCAATAAAATAGCAACGTTAACAAATATATCATATGTGTCTCAGCAAAAAGGAATCATTAGAGTTGGAACTCCGATTGCAAATCTCCTTTCAGCGGGATATTTGCGATACAAAAATACATCATATGAAAATAAATGGTTTTATGCGTTTATTACAAATATTGAATACCGTTCAAACGGTATGACAGAAATTCATTTTGAAATTGACTATCTCACTACATGGATGGGGGCTTTTCAATTAAAACAGTGCTTTGTTGAGCGGCAGCATGTGACGGATGATTCAATCGGAGTTAATATTCTTGATGAGGGAATAAACTTTGGCGAACATGTTATCGAAGGTATTCATGATTACACTCTTACCGGAACAACGTCATTTAATCCTATCGTTATAGTGACAGCGGCAAAATCGGGCGGTTCTGGCGGAGGTATCGCTGGTGGAGTTTATAGCGGATGCGATATTTCTGTTTTTGTAACGGCAGAATCCGCAAATAATTATATCAATGATCTAATTGATAAAAATAAAGCAGACAATATTGTTAAAATATATTCACTTCCGGCAAAATACGTTGTTCCTGGAGGAACTCCGATTGAGGACAGATACAAAGAAACACATACAAATAATAAACCCTATAACACTCTTGATGGTTACGTTCCCAAAAATAATAAATTATTCTGTTACCCGTACAAATACGCCGAAGTAAGCAATGGAGAGGGTGACAAAAAAGATTATAAGTATGAGTGCTTCAATACTGTACCCGGAAACGCAAGTAGCGGAACATATAGTTTCACAGAGCAGGCGGCCTTTGGGGCATCAACACAGGCTCTTTTTATGCCAATCAATTATAAGGTTCAGTCTATGTCAGGAAATGGGCAGTTGGAGATTGACGAACGAGTTAGCTTGTCAAGCTTCCCTTTATGCGCTTACAACATTGATACATACCGCGCCTATACTGCACAGCAAAATACATCCGTACCGAACAGCCTGTTTAACAGTTTCACGAAGGGTGCAATCAGTGGCGGAGCCGCAGGAGCGGGAGGAGGTATCCTCGGTGCAATCGGCGGCGCAATTATGGGTGGCATTAGTAATAGCATAGGAAAAGTAGTTGATTTATTAACTGTTAATACTGTACCTGTTGAAATGGGAACAAGAAATCAGGGAACACAGGAAAGTGATTTCCTGCTTGCCACAAAGCAGAAAGGTTTCAGAATCTATGAAAAATGTATTACGAAAGCATACGCGAAAGTAATTGATGATTATTTTTCAGCTTTTGGATATGCCGTAAGGCGAACTGCTACTCCCAACATGAATGCAAGGCCGCATTGGACGTATGTAAAAACTGCAGATTGCATAGTGGAGGGAAATTTACCGTCTGACGACGCAAGAAAAATCGAAAATATTTTCAACTCTGGCTGTAGGTTCTGGAAAAAACACACGGAAATTGGAAACTATGACCTTGATAATAGCCCGTCGTAAGGAGGTGATATTTTGAGCAAAAAGAAAAGTTACTTTAGTGACTCATTAAATCTTAATATGCGATCATATGGGCAGTATCTTTCTATTCTACGACAGATTTCTATTAGTATGTTTGAATGGAAGAACATACCTTCGACTATTGATAGCCGCTATATTGAGCAAGCGTTGTTTTATAACGCGGCTTCAGTATATTTCAACGACGAAGTGGTTGGAAACCTTGCTTTAGACGTAGTATGTAATGGAAATTTTAACGTTTATGGCGAACCTGTTAGACGCGTAGCATATTCTAAGTATAATAATTATCGTAAATCATTACATGATACCGATAGTGTTATTATATGGAATAACATGGACAGGACTCCGACTTTTCCGGTTATTGAATTATTTGCACAGAGACTTTATAATTTAGACAGAATCATTGATGTGAATGCCAATGCTCAAAAAACACCTGTTTTGTTAAAGTGTGATCAAAAGTTAAGACTAACACTACTGAACGCGTTTAAAGAGATGGATGGAAATAGTCCTGTAATCTTTGCTGACAATTCCTTTGATGAAAATTCTGTTATTTGTTTAAAAACAGACGCACCTTTTGTATGCGACAAAATTTATGATTTAAAAACAAACTTGTGGAACGAAGCTCTTACATACTTAGGTATTCCATCTGCAAACGTTATGAAAAAAGAACGCCTGATTAAAGATGAGGTTCTAAGAGGTCTTGGCGGAACGCTCGCTAATAGATATTCAAGATTATCTGAGCGACAACATGCGGTAGAAAAAATCAATACTATGTTCGGGACAAATATCGAGGTGACTATAAGAGATGAAATTGACGAACTCGGACAAGTAGACCTTGGTTTAGATGCTCCTACTTTAGGAGGTGAAGACAATGAGTAAGTACACAACAGAAGTAAGATATATTTGCGAGCAAAAAGCAGGACTACAGGAAAGCGTCGGATTCAATAATATCAATTCTGTGCTTGACAAGTCTTGGGATAAAATCTTCACAACTAACTGGGAAATTTTCGATGAAAGCTATAGAAAGATTCTCTGTGAAAAAATCTTGAGATCTTATTATACACGAGAAATTTGTGCAGAAACCGTTGGTTTATGGCAGTTGTGGCTTGACGCTACTCTATGCGAAATTATGCCTACATACAACCAATTATACAAAACCACTGTTTATGAATTTAACCCCTTATACAATACAAATATAACAACAACCTTTACGAAAACGACAAGAGGAACCGATACTAAAAGCGGAAGCACAACTAATTCTAGTACTAATAATAAAACGGATGATTACGAAGAAACAAATGATCGAACAGTAACGGATTCCGGAAAAAACACTGTTAAGGGAACAAGTGAATATAATTCAGAAACAAGTAATAATAATAACTTTAACGAAACAAATAAATTTAACGATACCCCACAAGGAGGAATTGCTGGTATTGAATCAGATAAATATCTTACTGACATTCGTATGATTTCAAGAACCGACACCGTAACTAATGCTAGCGATGAAAATGGAAGAAGTACTACAGAAGGAACTAACACAAATACTAACACAGATAAAGGGACAAAGACAAATAAGGGAACAACGGTGAATACGGGAAACTCCAGTGGAACAACAGCCGAACAAGGAACAAGTGAAACAACAGAAACGTGGACAGAAAATGTAATGGGAAAAAATAATAGTGAAAATTATGGACAACTTTTGATTGAGTTTAGGAAGTCTATTATCAATATTGATAAAATGATAATTGATGAATTAAATTCATTATTTATTCAGTTATGGTAGGAGGTTAATATATGGATAAAGTTTTATATCCATGCGGTGCAAAAATTTTACCGCTAACATATGATGATAGTCTTAGTTATTATGAGCAGGTATGCAAACTCACAACTAAAATGAATGAAATTATCGACTTTATAAATATTAATGTAAACAAGGCACTTACAGAATATATTGACGCACAGTTTAATAATTTAATTATTAATGCTATTTATGATGAAAGCACAGAAACTATTACTCTCAAAAAAGACGTAAAGAGTTGAACTTATGCTTTTATATATAATTAGAAAGGAGACAATATGAGCGATGTAAAAAAATTTAATGTTCTTGGGCAGATAGCTAATGTAAAAGATGTTATCTCAAGAGAAAATGCTCTTAAAGCATTAAATAAAATGTCAAATTTTGTAAATGTTGTTACTGATTGCGGAGCCGATAACACAGCGCAAACAGATTCAACAGAAGCAATAAAAAAAGCTTTTTCAATTCAAGATGCTTTTATTTATTTTCCAAAAGGAAATTATTTAATCAGCGAAACTATTAGAGTTAAATCTAATACCTATGTTTACGGATATAGGGCACTGATTCAAAGTACTACAAGTAATATGGTTTTCTTCATTAACGATTCTAACGGAACGTTAGGCGGCTATGAAGCAAATAATTTTATTACGTTTGATTCACTGCGATTCAGAAGTTTGAGAATAAATCAGACAATTATTAGCGTATGTCATTGTGCTGATATCAGAATTTGCGATTGCACTTTTGAAAGCAGAATTGCGAACAACATAAAACAGGACTGGCATTTTCTTGAAATTATCAGTAGCAAAAGAGTTTGGATTAGTAATTGTGTATTCGACGCTCTTACTAGTTTTTCATATGAAATGATTCAGTTGGACGCGGCAACAAACTATGGTTCATATAACTGGTTCGGCCCTTATGATAATTCTCCATCGACGGAAATTACAATCGAAAACTGCAACTTTTCGCACCCCGAAAAAATTAACTACAACATTTTAAGCACAGAAGATTGCGCGATTGGCAATAGAAATTCAAACGAAAGTGCCCCTTTGTATCATGTTATTATTAACAACTGCCAGTTTAATAACATTAAAAATATTTTTCGATTTATAAACTTAAATTACAGTACTATTTCTAATAATATAGCAAATAACTCTATGAGTGGTTTTGCTTTTATCGCTAACCAGACGATAATCAATACACAAATTATCAATAACAGTTTTACAGGAAATAGAAATGATTTTGTTACTAATATTGATACGGCATACGGACGGGGAATATCAATAGGAATTGCAGAAGGAACTAGTTCTTCAAATAATACTATAACTGGAAATACAATAGATAATTTCGCATCATATGGAATTTTCGTTAATGGATTATATAGCAATATTTCCAATAATATTATTACTTCATGCGGATATACAGGATTATATGCAGACTACGACTCTTATAAATGTTCAATTCATGATAATATTGTGTTAAATAATGCAATTATTGACCAAGAAAATTATGACATTTTTATTTATCATGGAGCTTCAAATAAATTAATTACAAGTGGAGCTAATGATATTTATAACAATAAATGTAATAGTATTAGAGGGGAAATTAGTAACTTCGATAACACAGAAAAAAGCAGAGTATATAATAATGTATATAGTGAGATTACTTATCCAACGGACTTTGAATATCTGAATATGTATGGAAATATTAAATATACAGGAAATAGCGGATATTATTACCAGACAGACGTATTAAATAAAAACAATACAACAAATGGTTCATGGAATACAATTTCTGCATTTACTTGTGACCACACATGTTTCATGATTATTACTTTCATTGCAACAATCAATGCAAATTTTGAAGGTGCAGCAACAATAAGACTGAGAAGTGGAGTTAATACTAATCTCGCATATCAGACTTCCGAAAGTAGTAAACCGTCAACAACTGGCGGCCCTACAATAACAATTATTACAAAAGTAAATGCCAATGAGCCTATTTATGGTGAATTATTCTTTGTCTATGGGGGAGGTGGGGCAAACATTAACGGAATTGCTACTTTAACAGCTGTTGAATTGCCTGTACCTCTGGAAAAATCAAAAACTGTTAAAGTTCCTGCATTAGACGAAAGTAATAATATTGCGCCACCTACACCGCCGGAAAATGCCGAAGTTAATTCTACAACCGTATTACCCCGAAAATAATATCACAATTGATAAATAGAAAAGGAGGTCACCCTCCTTTTCTATTATGCAAATACATATATTATTAACATTAAAATTACAAATAAACCGAATATGAAACATGTAATCAAGAAATCTTTCATTGTTTAATCATCTCCTTATATTTACACTAGAATAATAATCTCAGAAGTGAATATCTTAAAGTAATCAACTTCCATTTTTAATATTTCTTGCGACTCTGGCGATTCAAAAAATGCAATAATATTTTTCCGCGAAACAAGTTCTTTTCCAGTTGCTTGAATTACTGTAATATACATTTTCTTATCGACGTTGCCGCATGGATATAATAAATCATGCACTGTCATTTTTATTTCCTCCTTTTAAATTGCCAGCATCCTACCAACTAATTCAATCCCATTATCTTTAATACTTTTTCAAAGTCTGCTACGACTTTCTCAAGTTCTTTTTTCAAACTGTTCATAATATCTGCCGTTTCAAGCACATCACGGATAAGCGCCATACCACCAACATTATAAACGCTCGCAATCTGTCTCGTTCCTTCTTCCTCACAGGTAGCCGGTAAAAATGCAGACAATCGGTCAATCACTTCGTAATCCTTATCACTTACTTGTTTTCCGATGAAGTTCTCAAATTCCTCTTTTATCATAACTTCGTCCTCCTTTTAATTTGCTATATCTCTTGATGCTTTAACTATAACACATGTGCACACCTTTGTCAACACTTTCTTTAAATTATCAATTCACCATTTATGTTATCACTAAGAACCACCCATCCTATTGAC